CCGTCGGGCGAGCCTTCAGCGCTGGCGAAGTCAAGCGGGTCAACCGAAAAACCATCCAGCAGGCTCGTGACCCAAACCTGCTGGCTATTCGGCGGGTTAAACACAAAGTACCCGTCCAGATACCCCACCGTCACCGCGCCGGGAAAGTCGGGGTCTGTGATCTGGGCAAACACGTCAGTGCTGGTGTTGTAGATGTAGCTAGGCCCGTTGGCGGCCACAAACAATTGCGTGCCGTTGTCAGACATGGACACCGGGCCGCTGCCGGCAACAGGGCCTATGGCGGTGGCAGTCCAACTGGTTGTTATTTTGTAGAGCGTGTTACCTGAAACGGCAAACGAATACGCCGCGTTATTTGAGAAAGACCAAAGACCCCGTACCGGTCCTGTTCCTAGCGTGGCTAGTAAACGCAAGCCTGGCGCTCGTTGAAGAAACGCCGGCTCCTTGCCGCCCTCTGGTACAAGTTCGGGAAACAGGTTGACCATGCGGCTGTCCGCAGCGTTGACGCTGCGGGCCACATAGGTCGAGCCAAGGATTGGCGTTTTCACGGGCTACGCCAGTACGGCGCCGCGGAGCGAAACCGCCCACCAATCAGTACCGAGGTACTGAAGAATACAAGCGTCGCCCACAGCGTTAAACGTGATTGTGGTACCGGCGCCGAGGTTTGTGGGGGTCAAGATACCCGTATCGCCGCCGGCCGCTTCGGCTACGTACACGATAACCTTGATCTGCCCTTCCACACCATCAGCAAGCGTAAGCGCGTTGCCTGCAGCGGTGGATGTAAATTTGGTGGTCAACTGAGTGATATTAACCGCGCCGGCACCAGACAACGCTTGCGCGCCGCCTACGACGGGGCCGCTAAAAGTTTGTGTTCCTGTAAACGTCTGCGCCGCGTCCGTGCGCGCTATTGACGCGCTGGTGGACGGAAACGTCATAGTCGTGGAATCGGTGCCTGCAAGCGTAAGACTATGGTTAACAGTAAAAGTTTTGGTGTCAGCTATTGTTAAAGTAGCTGCCGTTGTTGGGGCGGTAAAAGTCACCCGATTTACGGTTGTAGCGGTTGCAGCACCAAGAACTGGCGATACCAAAGTAGGGCTAGTAGATAAAACAACATTTCCTGCGCCTGTAGAAGTTGTGACGCCGGTGCCGCCGCGAGCGACCGAAAGTGTGCCGGTGGTACCCGCAATAATCGGAATGCCAGTGGCGTTAGCAAACAGATTGGTAAACGTAATCTTTTTGGTGATGCTGCTTTGCACCAACGGATAAACGTCGGTGCCGGACGTAGTGGTGGCTTCAGGAAGTTGGGAAATGGCTACAGTGGTCATGATGTCACCTCAATAGTTGCCGGCGAAGATGTTATAGCGTTGGCGGGTGCCAACGATGCTGTACGGCAGCGCCATAACGTCGTCAGGGTTGTTGATCCGCTTGAGATTGCGCTTGGATGTCATAGCGATGCGTTGCACCTGCGCCGACGGCTCAACACCAAATTCGGGTGCAAGTTCACACGCCAAGTTGTATCGAAAGCACCTCAGGTATCCCGGCGGAAATGTTAGGTCAGTCGCCAAATTGGCGGGCTGCGACAGCGGTTGCACGGATACGATGTGGAATTCCAACACCTTGGTCGGCACCGGGTACACGTACATCTCAATGTTGGGGTAGGTCATGTTGACCCACAGCACCTGCGGGTACGTGCTGGTAACCGTCTTAACGGCGATGCCGTTGTACTGCTGCTGATTGATCAGCTTGAGGCCGTATGAGATGCCGCTGGCGGGGTCACGGAAATATGTGCTGTCGTCCACCAAGATTGGCCGGTCGCCTACAATGTTGCCGGTCGGGCCAAACGTCCTAGATATGGCGCCAGGCGGCCAAGTTTCCACTTGGTCTTGCGTCGAAAACACCGTCAGCCGTTCGGTGTTCCAACTGTCAATCATCTGGTTGAGCGCGTTAAGCGCGTCTTGGGACGTTTCCGCCGAAGGGGTTTCGCCTTCGGCCAACACCCCGAGTAGCCGCAGCGCCCCGTTTATTTGGTCACCCGCCGTCGCCATCGTCCTCGTTCTCCTTCACCGCACGCGGCCGCCGGCGGCGGGACATGCCATTAGCAAGTTCCTGGCTGGGCGCAGGAGCCGGCGCGGCGGGATTATAGCGCATCCAGCCGCATTCTTCATCATAATTTGCTTCAGCCTCCATCGTGGCTACTTTAGTGCCGTGGGTTGGGTGCTGAAGATAAATGACTGTCATGCAAACCTCTTAGGGAAGATGGGCGGCGTTAAGACCGCCCATCAAGTTAAGACGCCACAAGCGGAATAGAGAACCAATCCGTTGTGTCGTACGCGACGTAAAAGCAAGCGGTTTTGGCCGCCATGCTGAACGCCGTAGACCCCGCCACTCCGTTGATCTTAGCGCTACCAGGAGCGTAGACCTTCAGAATAGCGTTAGCCGTATCGTCGTTCTTCACAGCGATAAGCCGCCCAGCAGTAGGCGCGGGAAGGATTACACCTTTGGTAGCGTCAGCAGCAGTTACCCAGTTAAACGAAGCCGTCATAGCCGTGGCGTCGGCGCGGGTAGACCCGGCCGCCGCGGGTTTGGCGACATCAAAACTGAGCGAAGCCCCTGTAATGGTGCTTCCGCTAATAGCGGCGCCGGTGATGGTCGTACCCGAAACCAGTTCCGGGTCCGAAAAAGCAACACCGACAGGTTTGGTATTCGGCATAGAAAACCTCCTTTAACGGTTGGCCCCCGCCGAAGCAGGGGCCGTGTTGCTTACGAGATCGCGTACAGCGCCCACGCACCATCGCTGGACTTCCGCGCGCGGAAGGACCGAACGGTGCCGGCGGTGGCCGCAATGGTCATAAGACCCTGCGAACCGCCGGAGCCAATGCTCCAGCCCGTGTTGGTGGTCACCGTGATGACGCCCGCGGTCGTCGTGTTGATGACGCGGAAGTCAAACGTGGTGCCCTCCTTTGAGGCGTTAAGCGCGTTGTCCAGATCAACGGCCAACGGCAGGGTGTACGCGGCCGTCGTCGTCGGCGTGCCGATGATGATGCCGTTAATCAGTTGCGCGACGGTCAGCGTGGCGCTGTCGGTCGCAGTAGCAGGCGCAGCAGCAACGGAAATCTTGACTTCGTTCAGATTGCCGTCGTTGAACTGATAGCCGCCACCAACAGAAGGAAGTGACATGTTCGTGTTCTCCTATCTTCTACCAATTAGCCCCACATCCGAACCGCCATCGGCGGACGGATGGTGCTGAAGCCATACAGAACGTCAATACGACACGGCAGGCGGTCGTTATTGATGTCGTACTGGCGCACAACACGAAGCGAGATGCCATTGTGAACTTGGCGGGAAGCCATGTCCACGCCCTGCGGCAGCAGAAGGTCAGCCGTCGCAAAGGAAATGGCGTCCTTGTGGTAGATCAGGTTCTGTGGGTACTGCGTGGACGCAGAACCAAGGAACGTCACTACCGCGCTGGCCTGCGGGAAGCTGTCCACAGTGGCCAAAGCATTCGACGAGGTATAGATCGCCGGGCTGATCTTCACCGAAGTATACGCGCCACCAGCAGCCGTGTTGGCTTCGGTCACGACGAACTGTTGAAGCGAGCCGGTCGATTCACGGGTCTGTGGGTTGACCGCGAACACGCTGGCAATGGTGAACACGTCGCCGGCGGCGATGGTCTGCGAGCCGGTGCCGGTGATGTTGATGGTCGCCTGGCCCTGCGTGGACACCGTGGTCGTCACGGTATGCGCGCCGGTGCGCGAGCCGGTCGTGTGCTGCTTGATGGACTGAGACATGTTCAGTTCTTCAAGGCCCAGAATACCTTCACCCATCAGGCCGTTCTTGAACTGGCGGGAGATGGTGCTGACCGGGTTAAACAGGCCCTTCATGCCTTCAACCAGCCCTGCGTTGGCCGCCGGGTTTACCGTGGCGTAGCGCGGGGACATGACGGCAGCGGACTCGTTCAGCTTCTGCTGCGCCTGCAACAGAACCAGCGAGGTTGCCGGGGTCGTGCCGGGGGTGCCGACGGACTGGAAGATGGACTTGTAGGAGTTGGCCACGTCCGCGTCGATGCTGGACGCAAGCTGCGAAATACGCGGCTTGAGAACGCGCTCGGCGAAGTCGTCCAACTGCATGGTCAGTTCGGCAGACGTGAAGTTCACACCGATGTGCTTTTGGCTGGAAACCGTCAGCGTGGTGAACTGTTCGTTGTCGTCCTGCACTTGCAGCGCGGCGCCGTCGGTCACCAGAGCGCGGTCTGGCAGACGGATACGCAGGGTGGAGCCGATCTTCGCGCCTTCGACGGCGAAGCTGTCGTCGTACTGGCGGTTCACGGTGCGGGTGATCACAAGGTTGTTCTCGAGGATTTCGAGAGCCTTCCGTGTAATCATGTCAATGGTAAGAAGTGAATTAGCCACGGTGGCTGATCCTTATACTTAGCGGTTGCGGGATGCCTCCCACTTCTTGATCTGGCGTTGACGATCCGCTTCAATCCAATCTGACGTTGACATGGTTTTGAGCGACCTAGGGTCGGTCGTGTCATAGGCAGGCGATGAAGTCGAACGCGCCGTCACCGGAGCAATAGGGGCGGGTGCGGTTGAGGTTTTTTTGACCGGCGGATCGGCGGCCAATCTGGCTTCGATCTTACCAATCTCCTTGGCCTGCAAAATGGGCGGAAGGTTAGAGATGCGCGCAGCTTCTTTCGGATTGGACCCTAACCAATAAATGATGTCGGGGCCAGTGTCAGAAGCCTGGATTGACTGGGCCATAACATCAGTCACAGGAAGGCTGGGGTTGTAGGCGACTTGCTCGAAGTCGTCGTACCGCCCGCGGGCGTCTTCCTCTTTCTCATGGTAGGTTTCCAGCAATTTAGCCTGTTGCTGGGCTGCTTCACGCTGACGCAACATCTCCTGCGCTTTTTGCTCGGCCAAAGCCTCTGCATAGCGCGCAGCATTGTCGAAATCGTCAGGCGCGGGAGGGTTGACGGGCATCGCCCGCCGCGCTTCCAATTCAGCCTGTTTCTGGGCTTGCTCTCGTTCCCATTTCCGCTGTTCGCGGGCAAGGCGTTTGCCAACGATGGCGTCCAATTCCTCCTGCGAGAAGGTCTTAGGCGCGTCCGTTGACGCATCAGCCGGCATGGTATCATCGGGCGCAGGCGCCGCCGTGGCGGCCTGTTCCGGCGCGGGCAATTCCGCTAAGTCTTGTACTGCTTCAGACATTGGTGTTCCTTACGAACCCTGGTGAACCGCACCAGTACGGGTCAATTAGACTGAGCGCGGGTATCGCGCTAAGTCAAGTAAATTGCAACAGCAAACGTAGCGGCAGCCGGCAAAACCCAGTCCAGCAGCCCTTTGCGGGTCCAAGCGCGGGGTTCCGCCGCGCCATACCAGGGCATTTGGGCGCGTTTGCCGCCGTAGTGCTGTTGAATAACGCGATACTCAGCCTGTGCTATTTCTCGGCCAAGGAAAAACCCCGTTGCCGCGGTGGCGCCCAACCACCAAGCACCAAAAACAAGACCGACAACAAACTGAATAGAAAGTCCGACGCCTAGATGAACCATATAAAAAACCTTTCTGGTTTTACCGTGTGTAATTTAAGCACTAAAAAATTACACAACAATTCTTAGTTCGCCAGTTGAGGTCTGGTAAACGTCTTTTACAATTAACCCTCCCGCCAAAGCGGCGCCGTTGTTGGCGTAAACGGGTAGATTGGGGGTGTTAACAACGCCGTTATGCTTAATGATGAATTGCTCAAACACTTCATCGGTTGCGGTAGAGTTAGCCCCACAAAAGAAAGACAAACCCATATTAAACACATCTGCGCCGGTTTGTTTAGCCACGACAGCCGCGCCGCGGCGGCTAGAAGCTACACGTGAAAAAGCTAACCCAGAACCGAGCGCATTAATGGCGGATGTCGCGTTGGAGCGCAACATAAGCGCCGCTTTTTGATCTGGCGTAACCGTTGTAGTGCTAACGAACTGCGGTTGCGCCAAAATGTTTGTCGCGGTGGTGTCAAAATCAAACGCGCGCCCGATATATTGCGAAGGCCCACGCGTATAGTTTAGAGAGAATAAATCTGTATTCGATACATTTTCAACGCCCCCCGCGGGGTCAGACGCGGAACTGCGCGCTGAAATATATATTAAGCCTGAATAGATATTAGCCGCGTTAGAAGTCACAAGAAAATCTGTGAACCCGGTCACAAAAGAATCGTAAATAAAAACGTTTCCGATGGTACGCGCGCCGTCAGCGTAATCAACTCCGTACGCCGCGCGTGTGCCGCTCATGCGTCCGGTTGCGCTTCCGATATACAATCCGTTAATATTGCCTGTTGTGCTGTCATAGTCAGTACGAAACTGAACAAGTCGAGAAACAATATTTTCGCCGTATATTTGGTTAATGGACAGGTTTTCAACGTCTTGCGCCGCGAGAACGGATGTAACGTGCGTAAAACCTGATATAGACCCAATTGTAACCCCGCGCACGCGGCTCATACGAGCAACTTCACGGTTTCCAAGCGCAGACCCTTCGCCCGTGTTAACGCCAATTACGCCGCCAACTTGCCCATTCCTAGAAAAAAAGCCAACGTTTGTGTTAAATTTTATGGCACAGCCTGCGCTGTTAACGCTGGTCAGTTGGCCGATACTAAAGTTTGTAGTATCTGCGTCGCCGCCGATACGAAACGAATGTTCAGGGGCGTCTGAAACATAAATTTCCCCCATAGTCCAATTGTTACACGCTTGTATCAACACACCGTTAAACCCAGGGGTAACAACCGCGCCTGCCCAACGTGTGGTTAAGTGTACGGTTCCAACTGACCAATTATCAGCGTAGCTTAAAGCAAGCCCGCGAATATAAGTATCGGCGACTAACGACCCAAGCTGAATAGTGTTTCTGACAAATACTGTGCCTGTTGGCGGCTGAAACGCAATAGGCCGCGCTACGTTCGCGGCAATTACTTCTCCGATAAAAATGTTGGAGCCATAAAAATTAGACCCGCCGGTCTGAGTTCTTTGAGCATCTGCTTTAAGTTCAAGAACGCCAATGTTAATGTTGTTTGCGCTGGCTTGAATATAATCAAACGCAGCGTCGGTCCCCGCCGACGAAATTTTTAGGCTTTGGGCGGTTAAAGACGCGTTAATTTGGATACTTGCAGTACCGGTAGACGGAACCGCGCCTGAGTAGCGCAATACGCCGTTACCAGAAATTGTGATCGGGGTGTTAAACTCTAAGTAGTCGTATAGATATGTGCCGTTAGGGATTAAAACATTTCCGCCTGCGTTAAACGCGGCTTGAAGCGCAACTGTATCGTTAGTGACGCCATTACCTACAGCACCATAGTCTGTAACATTAGCAACGGGGGCGCTTATGCCGTTGATGCCATAGATATTATCCCAAGTAGCGATTAAAACCGCAGAGCTATTTTGGAGCACAAATTTATAGGGTTCGTTAGCAGTTAACCAAATTTCGCCGCTAGGAATGCGCCCGGCCGAATTTAATACGATTGGGTTTGTATGCGCTACGGACCCTGAAGATGAAGTAAAAGTGGCTTTAGGAGTGGTAGTCCCCGCGGCGTACGAATACAGCAGCCCGCCAGATAAAGGGTTTCCGTTATCATCAAAAAACTGTTGCCCGGCGCCGGCGAGAGCAGAAAGATTAACTGTCATGGTGTGTCTCCTAAACCATTAACATTTTTTTATGTTTATGGGCCTGCATCACGCCATGAGCCGCTGGAGTAAAAATACAGTTTGTTGTTTGTAGTGTCTACCACAATTGGCGCCAAACCTGTAATCGCAGTAGGGACACCTGTAGGCGTGCCAGCACAAGTAGGGACATAAAGAAAACCGTTTGTAGCAGTGGTTGCTAAAGCGGCGGTCCCGATGCGAACATTTCCGTTGCTGTCAATACGCATACGTTCAGTTACTGTGGCCGCGCCATCAGCAGTAGTGCTAAACAGTAACCGCCCTGGCATATCATTTAATCCGGGGGTGCCATCAACAGCAGTTGTAATCTGAGCCGCCGGAATAAACGCCGCGCCGTCATTGCCGCTAAAAGTAATATTGCCAACAGTATCATTGGCTAAAAGAATAGCGTTTGTTCCAACTGTAGCGCTGCGCGATTTACCGATTATAATTGTTGGGCCAGTTGAAGCGGCGTTCCACCGAATACCGCTGAACGGCGTTCCGCCATTGGCTTGATAATTTGCGCCAGTTATGTTTGCGGTATACCCTGCAACAACAAACCCTGAAGCATCAACAACAAACGGGGATGCGTCGGGGCTTGTGCTATCTTCCACTACCAAAGCATTGCCGGCTCCGGTTTGGGTAATGCGAACTGCCGCTGAAGCCGTGTTAGCGTCTACGTTGACGGTGCTAGCAGCAACAGAACGGCCGGCGGTCAAATTTGCCACGCTTACCTGTTCAGTGACGCCGCTTTGCACAATTGGCACCAGTTCGGTGCCCGCAAGCGGTGTTGAAGCAGCGGGGAGGGCAGAAATTTTAACGTCAGCCATAGTTCTGCTCCAACAAAATTTTGTCGTTAGATTCTGTGATGAGGTTATCGTTTGCCTCAGTCATCAGGTAATAATCAACCAAATTGGCGAGCGTTGATGTAAGCGACATCACAGCCCCAAGACCAAGCATCAACCCATTTCGGATCGGGATGCCAAAATA